CGCGCTGGGCGATCGTCTTATCGTGCAGAACCTTTTCGCTTGCCGCCTCCGCCCTCGCCGCGTCGCGCTCGGCCTCCAGTTCGGCGATGCGGGCACGGAGATTATGGTTATCTGCCAAGCCGTCCAGATACCCATGGCACAGTAACTGGATTTCGTGTTGCTCTTTCGGCCACTCGTGCGGCGAGAGGCCGATCATTGAGGCCAGCTTGGCGGCTTTTTTGCGTTCGGCTTCCGTTAGTCTCATTTCTCACCTCGCGCCGCACGAAGGGCAGAGAGAAGATACTGGGCATTCCACTGGTCACAATCAAGTTCTGCGAAGTCGGCAGGGTCTTTGAGTCGCAGGGGAGTTTCTATTACATACTTGCCCCCGACAAACTCCAGTGTTCGGCTACCGTAATCCACTACATGGTCCAGAGCCCACTCCAGCAACTCCGCCTTCTCCCGCAGTTCCTCCCGCTCCTTCCGCAGCGCCGCCATGTCGCGCTCCTGGGCCTCGTACATGGTTTTCCAGTCGGGTCCGGTCAGCAGCGATTTCCCCTCCCGCTCCCGCATCAACTGCGCGGCCTCGCGGAGCAGCGCGGCTTCGTCATCGCCGACGCGGAGGTAGTACTGGGCGATCTCCTTCAGCCGTGCGGCTTTCTCTTCGTTGCTCATTTCCCCTCCAGCCGCGCCAGGGCGGCGGTTGCCTGCTTCAGTTCGGCCTCGTACTGCTTGCCCTTGTACGGGCCGCAATGCAATTGGTGGACATTCCACACGCGCTGGTAGTACGGATCTTGGTGAACTTCTTCCAGTGCGGCAACCAATCCTCTTAGCGCCGCCTTCGCCACCTCCAGGTTTTCCAGGGCCTTAGCCCCTGCGAGCAGTGCGGCGGAGCGTCGTTTGTAAGCCGCAGAAACGTCGGGCGCGGTCTCGGCGTAGGACTTGGCTAGCAAGTCTTTGGTTTCTGCCATCTCCCGCAGCCGTGCGGCGTGTTCGTTATTCGGCGACATGGAGTACCTCTGCGTCTACCATCCACTCGCGCCACTGGTTCGGGTAATACAGGCAGTCGCCTCTACCGTCCATGACAGCCAGCACGCAACCGTCTCGAATTTCCGTGACTTCTATTCGGGACCGCTGCCATTGCGGCCCGTACACAAGCACATCCCCCGGCTCCGGGTTCGTCAGCACGTCAGATGCTGTTCTCATTCGCCCCTCCGCTCCACGACAATCGTCACGCCGTCCGCCGACGGCTCGGCGTCCACGATCTCCCACTCGGGGAACACATACCCCCGGTATCGACAGAATCCCGCCAGCCGCTCCCATGCCTCGTCCGCGACCGCGGCGCACTTCGCCACCAGCGCCATGGCCTCGGTGGGCGCCAACGGCATGGCAAGGCGCACTTGCTCCGGCTCCCGCTGGTAGGCCGGGTGATCCGGGCCGGGTACAACCATTCGGTTCTCCATCATCTCGATTCCCTCCATGCTTTTCCCATCTCCACTCGTCCCGCCACCGCCGCGGCGTCGAGTCCTTCGCGGAATCGAGCCTCGGCAGCGGCAAGTGCCATCAACAAACGCGAGAGCAACTTTGCCCCATTCGAGAGCAGGACAAGCGTATGGCAGATGCCATCGCATCCGGTTTCTCGGTGGCGAACGAAGAACAGCATCATCAGGCCGGCCAGGGCCAAGACTGCAAAGGTTGCTTGCTCCACGGCTTATCCCCTCAGAACGGAACGCTCTCATCCCCCGCCGCATCAAACGGCGACGGAGAAGAGCCAACTTCTTCAATCTGTGGACCTTGATTCGGCGAATACAGCGCAGCCAGACGAACTCCGTACTTCCCGTTGTCCTCAGCAATGGCGACCGCCGGCTTGTCGCTCAGGGCCTGGTTGATCTTCCGCAACCAGTCGCTTCCGGTGAGATCGCTCTCGCTGCAACCGAGACCGATCAGGCTCTTCCGGGTACCCTCCATCGCCTTTGGCGTAAGGAACTTCGTCACGGAGTCCTGTCGTCCGTCCTCCATGCGGAGGGCGAACTCAAGGCCCGGGGTCTGGTTCTGTCCGATCTTGACGTGCCGCACGCCAAGGATCGAGCATTCGTAACGCTTCTTGTCTTCGTAGGTCATTATTCAGCCTCCTTCAGGCTTTCCGGCTTTCCAGTTTCTCGCGCAGTGCGGTGGTCGCCGAGATACGATCTTCCGTTGCGGTCACCACCTCTTCAATCGGCACCTCGCCGGGGGCCAGGACGGAAATGTACTCGGTCGCCTCGGGGACGTAGAACTTCTGCAATCGGCCTAAGGCCCGCCAGAAGAACATCGACTCGGGGTCCTGCTTGTAGGTGTCCTTGTCGGACAGCTTCATCCGCTTGGCATCCTCCTCGGTGAACGAAGCCACCGCGCCTTCGACCGCCTCTCCTCCCTTTACGAGCTGGAGCTTGCACCCCTTCACGTCCCGCTGAAGGAACTCCCAGGAGTAGCCGTGCCGCCGCATGAGCAGCTCAAGAACGGTGCCCATCATCGCGGGGATCCCGTTGACGAAATAGAGTCCCCGCGCCGACTGAAACGCCGAGAGTCCGAGTTCGCGGCCGAAGCGAATCCGCATCGCGATATCCGCCGGATCAACCTTCTTGGTCGCCGTGACGCCCCGTGAGAAAAGCAGCCCCTCGGCATAATCGCTCTTCATCTGGAGCGCGGTGCTACGTGCCGCGGAACCAACCTCACTAGCCGAGATGATATCGTCGAGGATGGTCGAGATCGACTGCACCTGCGCCTGCGGCTGCGGTGTTTCCGCCGCCTTCTGGATCTGTTCTGTGAGTGACATATCTTCCTTCCCCCGTTACGCCGGGAGCACGCGGAATGGTCTGGACACGGAAGGCTTCAGAACGCTCTGATAGACCTCCGGGTGTTTTGATTTCAGCGCATTCGTATCGACGCGCTGCGAGACTTGGGGCTTGGCGACGATGCGGTAGCCGGGAGCGGTGGCTGAAGCCGCATCGCCCAAGAGACGAAGGGCTTCTTCCTTGACCTGATCCATGGCCGCCTCGGCATCATCGCGGACATCGCGAAGGGAGAGGTACTCAGCGGCCAGCGCCGCAATGCCGGGGATCTCCGACGCTTCCGCGTCCGGGTCGATGCTGCCCAGCAGCGCCTCGCCTTGACAGGAGAACCGATACTCGCACTTCGAGCAGCGCGAGTCGCTGGCCGGCAGGCGGTCTGGTTCGCCATCGCCCTGGACCATCTCCCAGAATCGGTCAACGTATTCCCGCATGAGGGCAAACGCCGAAGGGTCGAAGGCTACTTCAAACGTCTCGAATCGCCAATTGGCAGGCTCAAGAATCGCGAACGCCCCCCACCGATACTCAGAAAGACCCATATACCACTGGATCTGAAGCTGGTACCCGAGCGGGATGCCGCTCTTCTGCATCTCGCGGAACGCCCGCTCGTTGGCCGACTTGCACTCGAGGACCCCCGGCCCCCGCGCATCGCCGAGGATCACGCGGTCCATCGCGCCGATCTCGTGTTCGGCGATACCTTTGCTGGCCTTGCGGCGCCGCACCTTGTTCCCTGTCTTGGCAACGTACTCGTCAACAATCAGCGGCTCCAGCTTGACGCCACGGAGCAGATGCCCGCGAAACGGTACCTCGTAGTTAGGCTCGATGGCCCGCTTCTGATACCACAACTTTCGAGCGCAGCCGTAGGGCGGCGCGTTGACGATGGATCCGAGATCGGAGCCACCGATAAATCCTGTTCTTTTCATTGCTCTCTCCTATCAAGGTTGCCCCACGGCCGGTAGTGTCGGGATGCCGTGGGGCGCTGTTAACCGTTCGCTTTCTTTGACCAATTTCTCCTTATTGATATACCGTCCAACGGACGGCTGGCTTACGCCAGGTGATCGGCCAGATTCCACGGTTTCCACGCCGCTCCTCCGGTATTGCTCCTTTGGTTTTAGCCGATCACCAAGCGCAATCAGCACTCTCTCCCCCCGACGATCCTCCCGAGGGCCATCAGGAACGCACCGGCAGACCCAAGGACTACGCGATCATGGCACTCAAACAGGGCGTAGGCAATAATCGCTGCCCCGACCGCCATGATTGTTACCGCGCTTGCAATCCTCACTGGACTGCACCTTGAAGGATTTTTTCAATCAGGGCACGCAGCGAAACTTTTTTAACCGCAGCGACCACCTTCAATTTTGCGTGAAGCGCCTCTGGCAACCTCACTTGCAACATCTTCGTTTCCATGAGTCAATCATCGCCCAGCGGAATAATAAAGTCAATAGTTTTATTGAAACTAGTTTTTCTATTACTTTATGTTTTTCACCAGTGCTGAAATAATGGGGACGTGAGAAGAGGAAAGAAGGAAGTCCCCCTGACGGTGCATCAGGCCGCAGAGAAGCGGCTGTCGTCGATTCGGGATCTCGTGGCGAAGATTAACGCAGCCATCCGCGATCCGACTGGCGAGATCAGCCAGCGATTCCGCGCCTTACCGGAGGACAAGCGAGCGAACATCCTCCGGCAACTGGAGGAACTGAGGACTCAGTACAGACGCGACCAGGCCGTGACGGACTTCAACGCGTTCGTGCGGCACGTCAGCCCCACCTTCGTCGAGGGCCCACACCTTCGTCAACTCTCGGAGGTATTCCACCGCATCGACTCCGGCGAGTCCGTCCGTGTCATCGTGAACATCGCGCCGCGGCACGGCAAGTCCGAACACATCTCGGTACGTTTCCCGGCCTGGTACCTCGGCAAGAATCCAACGAAGCAAATCATTCAGGCATCGTGCAACCTGACGCTGGTCGAGAAGCTCGGCCAATCCGTCAAGGACATTATCGCCAAGCCGGAGTACAACGAAATCTTCCCGGACTTCCGGCTATCGACCGACACCAAGGCGAAGACGAAATTCAAGACGGGATCTGGCGGCTACTACTTCGCCACCTCGACTACAGCCACCGCGGTAGGCTTCGGCGCGGACGTACTGATCCTGGACGACCCTCACGGGGAGCAGTCCTCCATTGGGTCGGATAAGGCTAGCGTCATGCCATCGAAGGAAAACTTCGATCAGGTGTGGAACTGGTTCACGCAGGTCCGCGCCCGACTCCAGCCGGGTGGATCCATCCTCATCGTGATGCAGCGGTGGTCGCCGTTCGATATGACCGGACGGATCATTGAGCGGATGCGGACGGACCCGAACGCCGAGCAGTACGAGGTCATTGAGTTTCCCGCGCTTCTGATGGAGGAGGACGAAGCCGGCGACCCGCTCGTTGACGAGAACGGCGACCCAGTCTGGAAGTCGCTCTGGCCGGAGTTCTGGAAGGTCGAAGAGCTGCTAAAGATCAAGAACAGCATGATCAAGTGGCGGTGGAATGCCCAATACATGCAGAACCCGCTCATGGAGACGAGCTCGATTGTCCCGCGGGAGCGATGGAAGTGCTGGGGCATGGACAAGGACGGCGAGATTGACTACGACCTCAAGCCGCCGATCTGCTCGTACATCATCCAAACGTGGGACACTGCATTCAGCGCCGACACCCGCTCTGACTACTCCGCCGTGACAACGTGGGGCGTGTTCGATACGACCGATGAGCACGGCAACCGGCGCAACGGGATTATCCTCCTCGACGCATGGCGAGGCCAAGTGGACTTCCCGGTGCTCAAGAAGCGGGCCAAGGAGAAGTACCAGCAGTGGAAGCCCGATGCCTGCATCATCGAAGCGAAGGCGACAGGAATGCCGCTGATTCATGAACTCCGGCAGATGGGCATGAGTATTCAATCCTACACGCCGACCTGGCAGACCGGCGACAAGATGGTCCGGTTGAACTCGGTGAGTCCCATCTTCGAGCAGGGCTTCGTCTACTACCCTCCCCGCGAATGGGCTGACGCTGTCATTGACGAAGTCGCGCTGTTCCCCGCCGCCGATCACGACGACTACGTGGACACCGTCATCATGGCGATGATGCGCTTCCGCTCCGGCAGGTTCATGAGCCTGCATGACGATCTCCAGGAAGAGGAAGACCGCCCCTATCGGAAGGTGAAGGCCTACTATTAGCTGATGCGATATCGAATGGATAAATCCTACTATTAGCTGATGTGATACTGTAAGAGAAAATGATCGAGCGAGTGAATGCCGACGAAATTCCTCTGGTCGAGATCCAGGAGACGGTAATCGAAATCCCCGATGGGAAGGAGACCACCGTCGAACTGGAGGACGGCAGCATCGAGATCACAATCGAGGAACCGGAAGAGTCTTCGAGTATTCTGGAGGCTCCATTTGATTCCAACCTTGCCGAATTTCTTGAGCGAGAC